TGGACCAAACAAGGCAAATTCAATTTGTTCGCTGTTACGCTGATACCAACCTGCTATAGCATATCCTACTCCTGGATCTACATCAGTTGAAAAGTCTACGGTATTAGTATAGCTATTGTTAGTAGTTACAGTTGCACTAGTATTAACAGTAGCATTACTATCTATGACCTGTGTGATAGATTTAGCAAGTTCAGAATTAGGAACAATACCACTAACACCATCTACTAATAGTGTAGAATCATCTGCAAATACTGAACCGGTTACATCACCATCCAGTGAGGTCTGTGGTCCAGTATAAGCTGTAGTCTGTACAGTAGCATCTGGAAATGTCAGACCCGCTGTGGTAAATGTGTACTTGCTGGCTGTGCCCGGATTAGGCTGTATCTGTACCTTTAGTCTATCTGGACTAGTAACTACCACAGGATAGAATCCTGAAGTAGATGATGCTGCTGCTGTTAGGTTGACTCGTATAACACCAGGATATCCACCTACAGGATACACCGTACTGCTGACGGTAGTGTCGCAGTTAGCACCTACCACGGTCCAACCTGCGGCAATGTTTAAATTAGTAGAGTTATATGTGACAAAGAAATAGTTTGTACTTTCTGAACTGGTTGATCCGGAAAAATAACCATCAGTGTTGAATGTATATTGATATCCGCTGGTTCCTCGCAGTGCGGCATCGTCAAACGATAAGTAGCCCGTGTCCCAGGCTGTGGTCTGTACAGTAGCGTCAGGAAATGTTAACCCTCCTGTTGTATTAAATGTAAATGGATTGTTGTTTGAATTAATTATAACATTTCCGATACTCTTCAATGTTAAAGGAAATGCTGTTTCATTACCAGGACCTGGTATCTGAAGCATAGTATTTCTTAAATTTTCCGGATCAATCCAAAGGTTAGTTCCTGTAGGAGAATAAGCTGTAGAGCCACTAAATGCAAAATTTCCCAAAGATGGAATCGTAGGTTTATTTGAAAGATCATTATAGCTGATAGTACCTACTGAAGTTAAAAAACCACTGTCGTTAGTTAGCTGACTGGTTAGTGTAGGTATTGTAGGTTTACCAGTAATGTCGGCCCAGGCTGTACTACCACCGCCGGATACGGTGCTACCGTCGACTGTTAGTTGTCCGTTGCTGTTGATGCCTACAGCAGTTCCACCGATATAGACGGTATTGTTGCTGACATATAAACTTCTAAAAGGTTTGTCTAAGGATCCTAAATTTCCACCATTAGCAATTGAAGGAATAATGTCACCGCCTACAGTTAAGTCACTGGTAACAGTAGTTGCTTGATCGATTACAATTGGAGTAGAATCAGTAGTACTCATTGTACTACCTGAGAATTCAAAAGCACCTAAATTTAAATCACCAGTATCTAAACCTAATGCCGTGTACAGTTCTGTAAAATTTTCATTTACTTTTATAAAGGCTGAACGAAGGCTATCACCTTTCTTGTCATTTGCAGTATCGCCAACTCTAATTATTTTTTTTGTCATTTATCGCTCCGTTATACCAATGCTGCAATTCTTGTCTGGAAGTCAGCAAAGCTAGAGCTTGCCGCAACAACTGATTTTAATTCTGTAAGATTAATTACTCTACTGCCTTTGACTGTTAATCGTTCTGCAACTGTTAAATCGTTTTCTACTACAACATCGGTGTAAAAAGTTGTCAGAACGTCTACGTTGATTCCTGATGAGTCGCTGGTCGAAATCCTATTACCAAAAAACTCCAGTACGTTACTAGAGAACAATTCTTTAGTAATCGTGTCATACATCAATGGTCTGCCGTTGGCAGTTGAACGAATTGGATTAACAAAGAAACCAGCCGCTGGTGCATCTAGTGTAAATCCAGATGCGTTAATTGCAATGGATCCCGAAACAGCTGACGGATACCCTGCACTGTTTCCTATAGAAATAGCATAATCGCCTTGATCCACTCCTGCAGTAGCTCCGATTGCAACAGCACGATTTCCTTGTCCGATGTTACCTGCTCCAGAGCCGATAGCAACAGCGTAGTCTCCTTGAGTAAATCCACCTGCTGTAAAGCCAATGGCAACAGATTCTAAACCTTGCAGGCCGTCGCCTCCTGCGCCTTGACCTAGTGCAATTTTTGATTCTGCTGTTCTTAATGTAGTAGCACTTACGTTACCATAAATGAAGTTTGAAACAGCATCGACTAATATTGACGAATCATCGCCAAACACTGACCCTTTGATATCGTGTGCAGGATCTACACCAATGGTTAATGTGTCTGTAAATATGTTCTCAGATATACTAATAGCGTATCCGCTGCTAATATTCAGTGTATCACTAACAGCATCAGCTACTAGCCTATTAGCAACATCGCCATCAACTTGAACTATAGCAAAACTATTCACAGCAGGAGCAGCATTAGTAACTTGATATTCACCGGTAGCTGAATCAATAGATACTGTGATACCAAAACCTCCAGTAACTGTGATTACTCCAGTATTGGTAATTCTTAGATTGTCGCCTGTTGTGCCGCTGATATTAATACCAGCACCTGTGCTTCTACCTATAGGTAATGCCGTAGTGCTTTCTAAACTTCGAACTCCAGCATTGGTAACAGTAGCAGTGCCGCTCACAGTGGCCACACTCATTCCAGCGCCGGGAGCCACACTCAATACGCCAGTGTTGTCAATCTCAATGCTGTCGCTGCTAGAATTTACACTAAGACTGATTCCTGAACCAGATAATAAGTTTACAGTATCACCAAACGTAGTAGCTACTACACTGAGATTATTATCAACTTGTATTTCTTTAAAAAATGTTTTATCGGGATCAATAATCAAACTGGTCCCAACACCAGTTAAAGGATCACCGCCTATGGTTGAATTTTCTGGAAGATTAACTGTGAATCCTAGTCCCTTGATCTGTGCATTGCCTAGAAATATACCGTTAGTTGGATTGATTAAAGTATGTTCTCCGGTATATACAGTCTTCCATCGATTTGTGATACTACCTAAACTGCGTAAATTATCTGTAGTCGGACTAACATCAGTATCTAGTGATGAAAAATCTATAGGAGTTAGCCCAGATCCATCACCTACTGTGGCTACTAATATATCAAAATTTTCGTTGACTTTTATAAACGCTTCTTGAACGTCACTCCACAGTAATGGAGGACGACCTGGTGTAATATTTGAATTGAATGCCATTATGTTCTCCCTACTGCTATTTCAATTGTTCCGATATGATCACTGTCATAATTTTCTAGAGCCTTGCCAACAACAGTTCCGACTTTAACATCATCTCCTCCAGCAACAGCGACTCCTGGTATTCTTGCAGTCACTAACATATCTCCTTTACGTATCTTTCCAACAACACGGCACGGTACTCGACCTTGTAGAGCTACTAGATTCTTAAGTCCCGGACAACCTTCATACATGGCAAATGCTGCGGTGTTAGAAACAACTCCTGCCACACGCTTGTCGCCTTGTTGATTAGTTACTGTAACTTCTTTGTCCCCACCGAATACTAAGACTGTACCTACATCATACTCTTTGTCGCCTTCATAATATTCTGCTAAGTCAGCGGAATATGTGGCCTGTAGCCTTGATTCGTTTGGTGATGTACCAGTTAGTGTCCATCGTCCTGTAATAGTACCTGCTGTAGTATTACCACCTGTGGTAATAGCCTGTACCTGTATGCTGGTTCCTGTGATAGTTGAACAGGTTATCGGAGCATTGGAAACACCGTTCTGTGTTTTAAATTCGTGTAGATCATTCCAGTAGGCAGTTTTATTATCAGCTGCTAACGATCCACTTTGTACCAACACACCGCCTGCTGAGTTAAATCCATAGTATCTAATAAATCCGCCAGTGGAAATTGTCGAAGTATCTATGGCAATGTTATTATCAATTTTAATACTTTGTAGGTCAGCAGTTCTACCACCGAAGTCTCCGTTGCTGTCTCGGATAATAATTTCGCTAGCACCTACAGTGCCCGAACTTCCAGCAGATCCAGCAACTACAGCATAATCTCCATCGGAGCTTGAACTAATTGTAGATACTCTTCTTAGGAATCCTACAGTCGAATACTGTGTTTTCTTTATGGCTCCACCATCGTCGACTACTGTGGTAAATGCCACTGCACTGACATTAGCGGTTCCTAAGGTTGAATTGCCTAGTACCGTCTTAGTAGATATTTGAGCCAAGTCAGCTAACGGAACGCCATTAGTCTTAAGGGTGACCCATCCATCGGTAATATCAAAACTTGCACTATCAAAGCTAGCCAGACCTCGATCAGCCTGCGCAATACCAGTGGCATTGGCTCTGGTAGTGGCTGCGTTCATAGCCAGTTTACTCTGTGCTATAGCTGCGGCTGCATTGATATCTGAGTTAACTACAGTGCCGGCTACCAACTGAACATCGATCTGATTCAGCGATGAGTCAACACCTGGTCTCAGTTCAAAGGTAACATCGCCGACTATAGTAGCATTGACAGAACTGTTGCCGCTGCCGGTAAACACTAGAATGTCAGCAGCTTCTAAATTTGTGCCAGAGAAATTTTGGAAATTACTCCATGTTAAGCTTCTAAGATTTACAGCATCTTGAGAATTAGTTGGATCAGCAAGATTGACTATCTTGTTTAGACCTAGATCCATCGGAGCTTTCATAGCCAATTGACCATCTAAGGACATAAATCCACCTGTGGTCAACGGAATAATTTCAGTTGACGGAACCACAGCTCCGGTATGAGAAATACCTAATCTGCGTTCGATATATTTACGAGTAGCATTTTCTGTAGGAACAGTGTCAGTGGCATTGTCTGTGAACGCACTATCTGTGGAAAATTCTGCAATAGGAACACCACGCTTAAAACCAATACCGTCAAGATTGCTCAACGCAATCGAAGCTGCAAATGTAACTGTACCAGTACCTTGGTCAACTTTAAAATAAGGTCCAACTTTAAAATTACCGAATTGGTCTGTGGTTACGTAGAAACAGCGTCCTACATCTCTCTCAATAACTTCGCCTTCTTCGTTGAAAGGATTTACTGATGGTCCATAAATTTCTTTTGGATAGTTAGTATCGGCATAGGATCCTGTGCCAATCTCAAGTAAGTCGTGTCCTGTAACACGAGTAAGAGCAATACGTATAGTTAGTGTGCCCAATGCATTACTGACTCTGATAGGAACCGCAGACTTAATTGTATAACTTGTGGCAAATTGATTAACAGCATCTTCTAATGGTCTATCAAGAGTAATTCTAGCATATGTTTCTAAAGTTACAGCTTCACTTTCGTAGTTGCTGATTGTGTATTCTTTACCTAAAAATACAAACTTGCTGCCGCCAACTCGCGGTATCTCTTGTTCGCCAATACCAACTACAGCAAAACTACTATCGCCTACTCCTCCAGTTACTTTACCTACAGTCTGCGTGCCGCTCTGTGAACCGCTAGTAGCTACTGCAGCACCACCCGGTGAAAGACTAAATTTAAATGTATTCAACGAAAGGTCTGTAGACAATACAAAGTATCTAGCGAAAACCTGCATACCAGTAGGAAGACTACCTGTGGAATCAAATTTAATAACATCGCCTGCTGAAAAACCGTGACTGTTTAGAGTTATCACTGCAGGATCTGCTATGGAAATAGTACAGGTTCTGCCGGCAGGATAATCATCGGTAAATTCACCAGGTTGAAATACCGTTAGGTCTATATAGTTGTAATTTTCTCGCAGATTAGTTAGTGTTAGTCCTGCAATATTGTATCGATGAATACCACTACCAACATTGGTTATAGAAACGGCAGTACCATTTTTAGTAGCACTTATAGAAAATTCAGTTTCTGTAAGACCTTCTGAAAGCACATAATAGGTAAAGTCTGGATTCAACGGAGCAGGTAATGATCCAGTAGTGAATAGATCTATTGTATAGCTTTCTTGTAGTTTGTGTGTTTTTACACCTTTGATAGATAAACCGCTGCCATTGGTCAAAGTTTCTGCAGTACCACCTGGGCTTAGAGAAACTTTAAATTGATCGTATTCTGGAACTTCAATAATATAATAGATAGTTCCCGAAGTAAATCCGTTGGCTGTGCTAGTAGGAATAAATTGATCTCCTACTCGCAATTTATGATTTTGACTGGTTGTACACACGTCGCTGGCAATAGTAGTTACTGTGGCCAACACTTTGAAGATAGTTGGTGTAGCAGTGTTTACAAGAATTTCATAAGGACCATTACGATCTGTAGTAGCAGTAAACTGTAAGACACGATAAACTACTTGATCAGTTTCACGCAATTTTAAACCGGTAGACGGTCTTACTGCTACATTTTCTAATCCACCTGTTAACAGTATCTGTCCGTTGCTACGTAATGTCATTAGTGTGTCATCGGGTACAACATCAAACAGACCATCAGATTCTGAACCTTCTTGACCTGCACCAAGATTAAGTCTTGCCACCCCTGGTAGTGTATCTTCTAGGGCCACAGAAGTTACTGGATAACGATAAATTTCTCCGCTGTGATTAATTTCAAGTTCTGAATTAGCTAACGGAGTATAATCATACTTGTACACATAGATAGCCAAACCTCCTGCAACGTTGGCAAATCCGGAACTAGGAAAATAACAGCGCACTCCTTGGCTAAGATCTTCATAGAGTCCTGTCGGTGTAGGTACTTCTAACGGATCAGCACCTTCAGCTACCAACGCATAGTTACCGTGAGCATTTGATCCAGCTACCGATCTAATCTGTGCACCGTTAACAGCGTAGTAAGCAATATGACAGTAGTAGGTAAACATAGAAACTAGTTCTAGTAAACCACCGTTGTGTCCTACTGCACCGTATCCTAAATCATTGATCTGTGTAAAGTCGTTGGCCAACATTGATCTATTACCTGGCATTAGCAGTTCATATCTATTGCCATTAAAGTCTACATAATCAACTACCGCTGTTTGTATGTCAGTTTTATTAGCTTGAACTATGTTTCTTGCTGCAATATTAGATGCAGTATAGCCGCTGGTACTTGGCAGAGATAAAGTTATAGCTGCCTGAGCTGCAGTGTAATCACCGGCCGCAATAGCATTGGCTACTGCAGTCATTAATGTATTAATTGTTGCGGCTTCGGTGGCACTAGCTGCTGTTCCCGTAACTCTCGGTAATGAAGAATATGCAGTAGCAGGATTTAGATTTTGAACTACCCGACCGGCAAGATAGCTGGCATAAGTTATAGCGGCAGCACATCGAGCAGGCTGTCCAGATAACAATAATAATGCTCCTGTGAGATTATTATAGTATTTCAATGCAGCATGTCTTGTGGCAATATTACCACCATAGATCAAATCAAAGATAACAGCTTCTACAACTAATCTAGTATCTCGTTGAGATTTAGATGAATTAAATGTATCTCCGGTAGCCCAAGGAGCAATGTTTCCTGAAATCTGAGCGGCAATCCAGCCCGCTACTTCAGCAACAATATAATTTCTATTGGCTAGCAGAAGATTATAAGCATTGGTTACATTTGCACTCACTCCCGGTGGCAACGTAAAGGTCAGTGTTGGGGCTGCCGCTGTTCCTCTTTCAATAATATCTGCGATTGTACTATTACTAGAATTAACAACAGTTTGAATCGTGGGGTATGCTGTAAGTTCGTCGTTTACTAGTTCATGAGCCAGCTCAATAGCTTCTAGAGTAATAATTCTTTGTTCCTCGATGACCACAGACGATTGACTCATACGATAGGTTAAGCCATTTTGTCTAGTCCAATAGTTGGTACCAAATACAATGTCATAACCTAGTCCATCGAGAATCAATCCTACATCTCTAAAGCAGGCATCGTCGTCGTAGACAAAAACTGAAAATGGCCAAGGGGTAGTTTCATCTAAAATAAATGTTGCAGTAGATCCATCCTTATCATAGATAAAATCTCGGATGTAGTTTACTCGATATACGCTGTCTCCTACAATAAATGAACAAGGTAATAACGGAAAGCGATCAAGATCACTGACTTCTAATCTTGTAGGAGTAACTACGGTGTCAATGTTAAATTCTAGGTTACCAGCAAATCCGTCAACAAACATACCACCAGCAAACACCTGTCTGTCTTTGCTTCTTGAGAAGCTGGCGCATTCTTGGAAGTACGGCGATCTAGAAAGAATCTGTCCAGCTGGATCAAGAACTCCCATGAAGCCGCCGTGACCTATACACGAAATAGCCTGCCAACGCACAGCATCGTTGGCCAAGAATACGTCCATCTCTTGATTTTCTAACGGATAGTTTACACTACCGGAACCATCAATAACGTCTTTAAGTGCTGTAAGTAACGCTGTAATTACAGTATCTGCTCCTGCTTCTGCCGAATAAGCGGGATCAATAATTTGAGGAACTAAAGTTTGTTTTAACCCAGTGATCGTAGTATTATCGATAATAGACTGCATTAACGATTCTAGATGTATTAATACCGCAAGATATTCAGATAATTGTGTGGTAATTGCTACTCTTGCACTAACGCTTTCATAATATTTTAAACCAGCACTGATAGTTCTATTATACTCTCCATATTTCAAGTCAAATATAAATGCATCGGCTAATAATCCTACGTCTCTTTTACAAAGCGCCTCATTGTAATCAAACAGTGGAGAAAATGGAGGAATATTGTTAGTGATATTATAATTCATCCAAGCAATAATTTCTTCTTGCAGGAACTGTCTATTCAATTCTAAAAGTTGAGCAGCAGCACGATAGTCACCTTTGTTCTGTATTTTAGGATAGACTGGTTGACTCGGATCTTCAAGATAATGATGAGCAAATTCTGTAGTCGCATGAGTGATGTTAATACCGTCTAAGGTAAGATCTCTACGGAACTTTTGAAAGGCCCAAGGACTTGAACTTGTACCAGGTTTAGGTCTAAAAATAACTCGACGGAATTCGTCACCAACAATAGAACAGTTATCAGGTAATTTTAGTGGATAGTTTTCATAATATTCACCTGATTCTACTAAAATACTGATTTGAATATTTTTTGAAATATCGCCATACCCAATAACTTCGCCTATTTCAAAAGTTCCAGACTTAATATCAACATCAAAGATTTCTCGACCTTCACTATCCAGAGCTCCACTATGAGCTAAAATCTGAGCCAATGCTCCAGAATTTTCTCCGCGTAAGAACAGACCTTCTCGAATATCTCTACCCCTTACGGATTCTGGAGTGGTAGTAAGTACATCACCTGTAAAGTCTGTACGGAATCCTTCGGTTTTAATTAAGAATCTTGGAAGGTCTACGTCTATGGTAGGTAATGATGTAAATCCAGTTCCTCGATCAGTTATTGTAATACTGGTTATTATACCTGCCTCGGCCACAGCTGTACCAAAAGCTCCTGTACCGCCTCCGCCTGAGATACGCACTGATACTAGGGTATAACCAGTACCACCATTGGTAATAGAAATTGAATTTAATCTATAAGTTAGATCAAAAGTTGCTCCAACGCCAATAGCTCCTATACCTGTAGGTGCCGCAGACGTTGTTATCGCTGCACCCACCGCTGTGGATCCCGGAAGAGTAGAATAAGAGCCAGATGAGATAATTCTAAAAGTTAAAATAGATCCTGGGTTAGTTAGAGTTGATAATATCTCAATTTGACAGAAACCAGTGGCTGTGCCGCCTACAATAGTTAGAATATCTCCAGGATAGTAATTAGTACCGACAGCATTCAATCTTACAGTATCTACGCTCATTCTTACAGCACCTGCAAATCCAGATCCTGAAGTAGGAGAAGGTTCGATAGCTTCTAGAGTACATTCACTGGCTCCGCTATTATAAGTTAACACCTTTTTATAAGGACCAATCTGTACCGGAGCTTCAAGAACAAGTTCTTCTGCACGTTTTAATGCTGCTTCTAGACTGCGGTAAGCATAGGCTAAGGCGCGACCCTGAACTACTTTAGACACACCTGGGCGTTCGTCTTCCCCAGAAAGTGCAACATATAAATTAACTGAAGATCCAAATGCAGAACTATCAACATACCGTTTAGTAGCTGCAATCAATCCACCGTAAGTTTCGTCGTCGTCTGGTTCAGGATCCCGAGATAAAATCAATGGACCGGTCATTCGACCAAAGGAAGCATCAGCCTGACCATTTTCTGGATTTATAGCATTAACGCCTGCTCGAGAAATTTTACTATCTGCATAGGCTTTATTAACTAATTCGTGTTTAAAGATTGGAGCTAGTGGTTCGTTAGTAGTACCACTATCTATAATTCTGTATTGTTCACCACCTGATCTTAAAGATAAATCACCGCCTAGTCGTGGTGTTGGGTCTGCTGAAATCGAAGCGAATTCTGCATTAATAGTAATTTCACTAGGGTTGCTAGAAAAATCAAGACTAATACCGTTTCCTGGAACTAGCTGTTTAAATGTCAATCCGGATTCGGTATTATTAATAGTTACTACCGGAGTACTACCTGTAACTGGATCGTTCTGGCCTACATAGCTGTCAGGGGTGTCATCTAAACCAATAAACTTTAATCTTTCACCTAGTCCCAGCGAGCTGTATAGCTCTCGGAAATTGTCGTTTACCTTTCTAAACGAATCGCGAATACTATCGCCTGTGCCGTCGTTACCTATTGTACCGATGTCAATATTTTTTCTTGCCATGTTTTAATCCTAGAATGAGCAATTGCTCTAATATTTAGCCCAATATTTTAAAAGCCGGATGTAAATACTAGATGTTCCTAAAAACAGAAACACAAGAAAATCAATACCTAA